TTAATAGAAAGTAAATTAAGTGTAGGTCAAATTACATTATTAAGTACCAATGCTAACTTTGTTTCTTATGCAAATGGTTCATATTCAGGTGACGCAACAGCAGGTTATTGGGTAACAAGAAACTTGTTTAGTATGCAATCAGGTGGTACTGCTTTAGGTTCTAACAATTCAACTGGTACACACTCTCAAAAGTCATGGGCAAAATATGATTATGGTAGTAATGGTGGNCAACTATTTGTTACTTTTGACCAATCACAATTTAAAAATACTAATAGTTCCTGGATGACCAGATTTTATGCCTATCTACAACAGACATTACAAAATGAGGGCATACTATTGACAGCAAGTACATCTGGTATATCTTCAAATCAAACAACAGAGTTTAATACATTTAGAAATAAATCTGTAAGTGGTAATCAGATATATATTACACAAACAGGTGACGGTAATACTTTAAATATCCTTCAAGACGGTGACGATAATTTAATTATAGGTACAGACTTAACATCATCAGCTGTTATAAATGGTGATAACAATGCTTTAGATTTAGACCAGATTGGTAATGATAATGTTTTAGGGATAGATATAGTAGGTTCATCAAACAATGTGGCAGTTACACAAAACGAAGACCAAAGAGCAAAATTAAGTATTACAGGTTCATCAAACAATGTAGATTTAGACCAATCAGCAATCAACTATGTTGGCGAACATTATATGTCAGTTATCATAGCAGGTAATAGTAATGCAGTAGATGTAGACCAAACAGAAACAGGAAATAAAAAATTGTTTTTAGATATAGACGGTTCAAATAATGTTGCAGTAGACCAAAAAGGTACAGGCAATCATTATGCAGAAATAACTTTGACAGATAGTCACAATGTAGATGTGACGCAAGACGGAAGTGGTGACCACAATGCAACAATTAATTTAAGTGGTAATACCTCAACAATAAATTTGACACAGGATAGTAGTACCTCACAAAATTATTATCTTTATCAAAATTGTACACAAACTTCTTGCTCAGCTACTGTCACACAGAACTAAATAGGAATATGAAGAAGTTTTTTACACATTGGACATTTGCTTTTGTTACCTTGTTTGCCTTAACATGGATAGGTTTACAAGACCCACAAGTAAAAGAAATTCTAAGGTTAAAATCATTTGACCTTTTACTTCAATCACAAGAAAAAGAAATCTCAAAAGATATTGCTATCGTAACTATAGATGAAAAGTCTATAGAAAAGTATGGTCAATGGCCTTGGAAAAGAGATGTACTTGCTAATGTTATATTAGAATTAAGAAATCAAGGTGCTGGTGTAATTGTATTACCTATATTGTTTGCAGAGGAAGATAGATTAGGTGGTGATGAATATTTTGGTCAAGTATTAAATGGCAACTTTGTTGTCGTAGCACAAACAGGTTCACACCAAACTACACAAAACGGATATCCTAGAGGTGTTGCAAAGATTGGCAATCCACTAGAGTGGTTATTTGAATGGCCAGGTATGGTCGGTCCTATTTTAGACATAGGTTCAAATGCAGCTGGTGTCGGTGTTACAAATGTTAATCCAGAAATTGATGGTGTCGTAAGAAGAATGCCATTGCTTATGAAAATAGGTAATGATGTTTATCCGAATATTGCAATCGAAGTAATTAGAGTTGCAGTTGGTGACCCTAGTTATCAGGTCAAAGCTGACGCAGCTGGTATTATTGCAATGAGAGTACCAGGTTTTGCAACAATTAATACAGACCAACACGCAAGAATATGGTTGACCTGGAACAAGTCATATCCTGAAGTTTCACTTGCAGACTTAGGTACAAATGAAATTAGTTTAGAGGGAAAGACTATTATAATTGGTATGAAAGCTGAAGGATTAGGCGGTGTTATCGCTACACCGACAGGCGGACAGTACGATTATGTTGCAGTTGCTTCAACTGTACAGACAGTTATAGATGGTGTCAATATAGAGAGGATAGATTTATCCTGGTTGATTGAATTAGGGCTTGCCTTTCTGATAGGTTCGTGTATAATTGTTCTTACTAGGTTTACTCCGTACTATGCAGTTGGAATGATGATGGTATTCTTCTCAATTGCCTCTATATATGGAACAATATGGTACTTTGAAAGACTACAACTAGTTGATGTTACATGGATTTTAGTAACAATAATGTTTGTTGGTTTACATAGTATCTTTAACAGATTTATATTGGAGTTTAGATTAAAACAACAGATAAGGAAACAATTCGAATCATACTTGGATCCTAGACAGGTTGCCATACTTCAAAAAGACCCTAGTAAATTGAAGTTAGGTGGCGAAAGACGAGAGATGTCATTCTTATTCATGGATATTGTAGGTTTCACACCTATTTCAGAATATTACAAGAATAATGATGACCCCGAAGGACTAGTAGGAGTTATAAACGATTATTTAAATAGAATGAGTAAGATAGTTATGGACAATGGTGGTACAATTGATAAGTACATGGGCGATTGCATAATGGCATTCTGGAACGCACCCCTTGACTGTCCTAACCATGCAGAAATGGCTGTTAAGACAAGTGTAGAATGTGCTAAAGAAACTGTAAAGATTAAAGAAGAATTTAAACAAAAAGGATTGCCAGAGATTAATATAGGTTCAGGTGTTAACACAGGAACTTGTATTGTCGGTAACATGGGTAGTGATATGAGGTTTGACTATTCAGTTATCGGTGACGCAGTAAATCTGGCCGCTAGGTTAGAAGCTGCAACACGAAATTACAAAGAGAAAGACGGTAATATCGTGGCTACATTATATTCATCTTATACAATGGAACAATTGAAAGACATTAAGTCAATAGAAGTAGATAAAATAAAAGTAAAAGGAAAAGATGAACTTATTACAATCTATAAACCAATTAACTAAGAAGGAGGCGCTGTAGTATCTAACTAACATTTTTCTAATAAACTGGAGGGACAATTTGAGTAAATTGCAACAACGAAAGTTATATAAAGTATTGAAAAAGAGAACATTACAAGACCATAGAACTAGATTATACCTTATATTCAGAGAGTGGATTGAAATTAGAAAGCAAAAAGACAGGAGAAAAAGACGGACACAAAAGAAGTTATATAAAATTCAAAGAAGTCGTGAATTAGGTCTCCGTACAGCAGCGTAATAACATAAATAATATTAAACGGTCAATTTAGAAAACAGGTGATTTAACTATATCACCATCAAGTCAGTAAAATGAGGCCGTATATTTCGTCCTTAACAGGATAGTATAACGCATAAGAGAGAAAATTCCATGGCAGAGAACGGCACAACAGACCTCAAGGTCGAACTAGCGAAAGTTAAAAAAGACATTGAGAATGTAAATTCATTAAATGGTCGTATTGATAATGCTATAGAAAAGCTAACAGATGTATCAACATCAATTAAACAGATGTTGGCAGTACATGAAGAAAAGATTCAAAGACAAGAACAGATAGACGAAATTATCTTTGAGAAATTAAAAGAAAGAGCAGGTGAAATAGATACTGTTCACAGAGAATTATCAAAAGAAATCCAACACTTAGAAAAAAGATTGTTGGTAGAAATAAAAACAATCAAACTAGACTTCGGTGCCAGAGTAGGTATGCTAGAAAAATACAGATGGTTAATACTAGGTGGTGCGATTGTTATAGGGTGGATACTGTCCACCAACTTTAAAACTATTGTTGAAATGATGTCCTAATCCACGCTTGCCTTTCAGGCGGATTAGTATATAATGAGTGTTGCTATGTCGAGTTATATTGATTTAAAATTTATTAATGATTTATCATCAAGGTTAAATCTGTTTAAGAAGAAAGGTGATTACCTTTTCAATTTCAGATGTCCCCATTGTGGTGATTCTCAAAAAAACAAAACGAAAGCCAGAGGCTTTTTCTATCGTGTAAAGAACGATATGTTTTTCAAGTGCCATAATTGTGGTACTGGTCAATCACTAGCAAATTTTATAAAGTTTATAGACCCCAAACTTTATGAACAATATTTGTTAGAACGCTACAAACGCTCGGCTCCTTCGACCCCAAAGCCGGCATTTACGGACTTCAAACCAGTTTTTGAAGACACACATATATTAGATAAGTATAAGAGAATAGATGAATTAGAAGAAACACATCCAGCAAGACAGTATGTAAAAGACAGAATGATACCTACAAATCATTTTGATAAGTTTTATCTTGTGGATAAATTTTATGAATTAGTTAAGAAAGTAAAAAAAGATATTGTAATTAAGAATGACCATCCTAGATTAGTAATTCCTTTTTACGATATAACAGGTAAGATATTTGCGTTTCAAGGTCGTGCATTTGGCGATGAACAACCTAAGTATGTTACGATTAAGTTAGACGAAAACAAAAGAAAAATTTACGGATTAGAAAGAGTTAATCTGACCCAGCATATTAATATAGTTGAGGGTCCGATTGACTCTTTATTTGTTGATAACTGTTTGGCAATGGGTGGAGCTGATATGTTTTTTGATAGAGTACCATCTGAACAAGTAACATACATATTTGATAATGAACCTAGAAATAAAGAAATTATAAAAAGAATGTATGATGTAATTAATAAAGGTTACAACTTGGTAGTGTGGCCAGATGATATGCGACATAAAGACATTAACGATATGATACTAGGGAAACTTGCCATTTCGGAAATAAATGATATTATAAGTACCAACACTTGTTCAAAGTTAGAAGCGTTGACTCGATTAAACAATTGGAAAAAAATATAGGAGATATAAATGACGGAAAATATATTAGTTAAAAAAAGAAATGGTCGAGGAAATGAACCGCTTAACATAGATAAGATACACGAAATGGTTGAATATGCTTGTGAAGATATTGCAGGTGTTTCATCATCTCAGGTTGAGATGAACTCAGGTTTACAATTTTATGATGGTATTACAACAGACGAAATTCAACAGATACTAGTAAGGTCAGCTTCAGACTTAATCTCCTTAGATAATCCAAATTATCAATTCGTAGCTGCTAGACTTCTTTTATTTTCCCTAAGAAAACAAGTTATTGGTAAATTATGGGACCACCCTAAACTTTTTGAACATACTGAAAAAGGTATAAAGTTAGGTGTTTATGATGAAAATATTTTAAGATGGTATTCTAAATCAGAATTCGATAGAATGGAAGGCTGGTTAGACCACGGCCGTGACTATGATTTTACTTATGCAGGTCTAAGACAAGTAATAGACAAATATCTAGTACAAGATAGAAGTAATGGAATGGTTTTTGAAACGCCTCAAATGATGTATATGTTAATTGCGGCTACTATTTTCAAAGACTATAAAAACGGAAAGAGAATGACATATGTTAAAAAATATTATGACGCAATTTCGAAATTTAAAATTAATATTCCCACCCCGGTTATGGCAGGTGTTAGAACACCTATTAGGCAGTATGCTAGTTGTGTTTTGGTTGATGTTGATGATACTCTTCCATCTATTTTCAGTAGTGATATGGCTATTGGTAACTATGTTGCTCAAAGGGCTGGTATTGGTATTAATGCCGGCAGAATTCGAGGAATCAATTCCAGAATTAGAGGCGGTGAAGTCCAACACACAGGAGTTATACCTTTCCTCAAAAAGTTTGAGGCAACGGTCAAGTGCTGTACTCAAAACGGTGTTCGTGGAGGGAGTGCAACGGTTCACTTCCCTATTTGGCACAAAGAAATAGAAGACATTATTGTTTTAAAGAACAATAAAGGAACGGAAGATAACAGAGTTAGAAAATTAGATTACTCAATTCAGTTATGTAAATTATTTTATGAAAGGTTTATTAATAATGAAGACATCACCTTGTTCAGCCCACATGAAGTGCCAGAATTGTACGAAGCATGGGGTACTGAATCATTTGACGAAGTATATAAAGTCGCCGAAAGAAAAACAAGTGTTTCAAAAACAAAAGTCAACGCACAAACACTTATCATGGATATGCTCAAAGAAAGAGCAGAAACAGGCCGTATCTACATAATGAATATCGACCATTGTAATACTCACTCTAGTTTTAAAGACAGAGTTACAATGTCAAATTTATGCCAAGAAATTACATTACCAACTGACCCTATTCAACATATTGATGGTGCAGGTGAGATTGCTTTATGTATTTTAAGTGCAATCAATGTTGGTAAAATTAATAATGTTGAAGAACTAGAACCATTATGTGAACTTGCAGTAAGAAGTTTAGATGAGATTATTGACCATCAACTTTATCCTGTTAAAGCTGCCGAGATTTCTACTAAAGCGAGAAGAAGTTTAGGTATTGGTTATATTGGTCTTGCACATTATATTGCTAAAAACAAACTTAAATATTCAGATAAACAGGCATGGAAGTTAGTAGATGAACTAACTGAAGCCTTCCAATTCTATCTATTAAAACATTCAAATGTACTTGCACAAGAAAAAGGTAAGAACGAATTTTTTGATAGAACAAAATATTCAGATGGTATCCTCCCGATTGATACTTACAAACCTGAAGTAGATGAACTCGTTAAACGAAAACTCACCTACGATTGGGAATGGTTAAGAACTCAAATCAAAACACATGGGCTGCGACATAGCACACTTTCAGCTCAAATGCCATCTGAATCTTCTAGTGTTGTGTCCAATGCCACCAACGGCATTGAGCCACCTAGAGATTATTTAAGTATTAAGAAGTCTAAAAAAGGAACTCTTAAACAAATCGTGCCAATGTATTCTACATTAAAAAATAATTATACTTTATTGTGGGATATGCAAGACAATCAAGGATATATAAATATCGTTGCAGTAATGCAAAAGTATTTTGACCAAGCTATATCTGGTAACTGGTCATATAATCCTGAAAATTACGAAGATAATCAAGTACCTGTATCTGTGATGGTTCAAGACTTATTGAACACATACAAATACGGTTGGAAGACTTCATATTATCAGAATACATATGACTCGAAAAATGATATTGATGAACCAGCACATCCTGTTGGTTGGAAAGACGAAGTAGAAGAAAATAAACCATTGCAAAACTACGGCTCTGAAATTTTAAGTAATAAATTAGAAGACGAAGATTGCGATAGCTGTACAATATAGAAAGGTAACATTATGGCATATTTGTGTGTCAATACACCTCATGTTGATGTGTATGTTAAGAAAGAGTATCTATATGATGGTAACAAAGGTCACGGCGAACTAGTCGAGGGCATTTGGGTAACAGCGAAATCAATTCAAGGTAGAGCACTTTACTTTGAAACTTATATACCAGAGTATGGTGCTCTGTATGATAAGTTACCAATAAGTGCATTTGTATGGAAAAAGGATTATGAAGGAGAAGTCCCTTTAACAGAGTTACAGTTATGGGATTGTTTTAGTTATGATATTGCAGTTATTGAAAAACAAATGTTATCTGGCAATCAATGTAAATATTTGTCACCAAACAGAAATTGGTACAAAGGTTGGTATATGTTTACAATAGATAATGCGAATAGTACGAACTTAGAAAGAAATGTGACTTATAGTGAAGTACCAAGTCAACATAAGTCATTTAACATATTGAAATTAGAAAATGGTTATTTTGCGGCTCAACCGAACAACAGAGTAATATTTTATGATAAGAGTTATACACCTAGTGAGTTAAAGTTTCCAGACTTTAATGTGTCCACGCAGGAGTATAGTGTAGAAAGTGAACAAAAGTGGACAGCTGGTGATGACGACAAGTTTTTTTATGATTTAGAGGAGAGAAAAGAATAATGGCAAAGAATGTATTTAACAGAGATAAAGGACTAGATGTGACGAAACAACCAATGTTTTTTGGTGAAGACTTACAAGTCCAACAATATAGTGATATGAAGTATCCTATATTTGATAAACTAAACCAGCAACAATTAGGTTATTTCTGGAGACCTGAAGAAGTATCATTGCAGAAAGATAGAAACGACTATCTAAACTTAAATGAACAACAGAAATTTATATTTACATCTAACTTAAAGTATCAAACTATGTTAGATAGTGTACAAGGTAGAGGTCCGTGTTTGGCATTTTTACCATTTGTATCTAATCCTGAATTAGAGGGTTGTATTATTACATGGGATTTCATAGAAACAATCCATAGTAGAAGTTATACATACATTATAAAGAATTTATATTCTAATCCAAATGAAGTATTTGACACTATTATACATGATGAAAAGATTGAAGCTAGAAGTGCCTCAGTTACAAAAGCATATGATGAATTAATTGATATGGGTTATAGATGGCATTTAGATAAGTCTAAAGTTGACTTATACGAACTTAAAAAGAAAATGTATCTTGCTATGTGTACAGTAAACATATTAGAGGGTCTTAGATTCTATGTATCGTTTGCTTGTAGCTTTGCATTTGGTGAACTTAAAATGTTAGAAGGTTCTGCTAAGATTATTTCTTTTATTGCAAGAGATGAAAGTCAACACCTTGCAATGTCACAAACTATCATTAACAACTGGCATGACCGTAATGATGATAAAGATATGTTAAAGATTAGAAAAGAATGTGAGAAAGACCTATATAAGATGTATGATGACGCATTAAATGAGGAGAAACGGTGGGCAACATATCTATTTTCCAAAGGAAGTATGATTGGGTTATCAGAAAAACTGTTACACCAATTTGTAGAATATATGGCAAATCGAAGAATGAAAAGCATAGGCCTTACGCCACAATACGACCAAAAAACAAATCCACTTCCGTGGGTAGACCATTGGTTGAATTCAAAGGGTACACAAAATGCACCACAAGAAACAGAAATTGAATCATATGTAATTGGTGGTATTAAGCAAGATGTTAAAAAAGACCAATTTAAACAATTTAAACTATAATGGCTGAGAAAAGACAAAAAAACTGTTCGTCCTGTGAAACTAAATATACCATAGTATGGGATATTGAGGAACAAGATTTAGAACCTCTAACTTGCCCATTTTGTGGATATGAGGTAGAAAATGAAGAAGACGAACAAGAAGTCTGGACAAACGACAGCGAAGACAGTAACGAAGACGATAATTGGAATTGATTATAGTTTAACTAGTCCTGCCATTTGTGTAAATATAGATGGTGACGCAGGTTTAATGTTTTATTATTTAACTTCTAAAAAGAAGTATATAGGAATGATGAGTGAGGAGATTATTGGTTATGAACATAAAGAATGGAAAGACCCTATTGAAAGATTTAAATATATATCTGACTTTGCATTGGATATTATTGGTCCACTCATTAACCCTTTGGTATATATTGAGGGTTACTCCTTTGGTTCAAAAGGTCAAGGCATATATCAAATTGCCGAAAACTGTGGCATACTCAAATACAGATTACAAGAAGAACAAATACCTTATGGCACGGTTGTCCCTAGCGTTGTCAAAAAAGGCGCTACGGGAAAAGGAAATGCGGACAAAGAAATGATGTATAACGCATTTGTAGCTGAAACAAACATTGATGTGAAATCTATTTTAGCTACAGACAAAGTTGGTAATCCTGTTTCTGATATTGCAGATAGTTATTTTATACAAAAGGTTGGTTATGAGAATAGTATTAAATGCAAATAAAAAACCTGATAGTATATCTGAAACCATTATAGAATTTGATTTAGACGAACTTATCTTAATGCCAACCAATGAGTGGTTGAAAAATAGAATGGATGAGTTTAATTATTGGGAAAGTTTTGAGAAACATGGTATGATTTACCCTATAACAGTATCGCCTCATACGGAAGAATGGGTACAAGAAAGATTAAAAAGAGGCAAAACTCCACAACATTTAAAAGCTAATGGTGATGTAAGACCAGGTTTATATGTACAAACTGGCCATAAAAGAGTATATTGGGCTAGAGAAAAAGGTTATACACATATCGAAGGATATTATGTAACCGAACGAGAAGATAAGGCAAAGATTAGAAGTAGGTTACATATACCACACACAGAGATACCTAGATGATTAATATTCCAGATACATTAATGACAACTGATGGTTATACACCACATAAATTTATTAATGGTTTTGTAAAAGATTGGGAAGATTTAAGAGAAGAATGGCCGCCTGAAAGTTTATTTAAAAAAGAAGGCCATGAAACACCTAGAAAACATGGACAAAGACAACATATTAGATTATTTTTTTGTTACACACCATGGGAAGATAGTCCATTATTTGACCAATACATGGTAGAAAGAAATCAATTACCTGAAATATGGGACGATTTTTCACAAAAACTTTTATACAGTAAAGAATATTCAGATTGGATAAAAGAAACACTACAAATACCAGGTAATAATTTTAAATATAGACTTGATTGGCATATCGGAAAAGATGGACGAGATGTATCACCTCATGTAGATACTCCTGGTAAATTAGGTAGTCATCTTATTTACTTCATGCCAGACGGTTGGAACGATAAGTGTGGTGGTCAAACTGTATTCTATAAAGGTAAACTAGTAGAACAAATGAATCCAGAACCTAAGGATTTTGCACACAAACAACAATATAGAAATGATGGCAATACATCTTTATTATTTAAAAATACCG